TGCCAAGTCTTTCGGTGTCTTGATGTTCATAATGATTTATTTATATATCTAATATACGCAAAATAACCGAGATAAAAAAATTTTTTAGCGATTATTTTTAATAAGTTTGTCAAGATATTGCTTTGCTTTCAGTAGGTCTTCAATACCATTTTTGTGCTGCCATCTTGTTACGTACTTTATTATATTACCTTCGAAGAAGTCGAGCTTGTGAGAATAAGCATAATCCCACATCTCGATTCCTTGAGTGTAATGTTTAGGATGTTTTATAATATCATCCTTAGCCATTTGGCTGGTCCTTAGGTAAAAATCCTTCGTTTATATGACCACAGTCTGTACACTTATATATCTGTAAAGGTATAAGAGTATCTTTTCCTGATGGTGACATTACAGCTGAAAGCTTTTTAAATAAAAATGCTGGTGCAAATGTTTGGCATTCACATTTTTCGCATAGCATGTCTTCTAAATCATTAGGATTTATATTTAGCTGTTGCTGGGCCTGCTGACCTTGATTTGGATTTAAGTTTATTGTTTTTGACATTACATCATCCCCATTCCTGTAAAGTTATTATCTTTTTTGTCGCCATCTTTTGACGGCAAGTCTGTTAGTACACATTCAGTGATTAACATTGTACCTGCAACTGAAGCAGCTTTTTCCAAAGCAACTCTTGTTACTTTTGCAGGGTCTATGATTCCTACTTCGAACATGTCTACAACTTCTTCATTTCTTGCATCAAAGCCATTTGAGTCATCTAATTTATTCCAGATTACTTCTGGATTTAATCCTGCATTTTCCATTATTTTATTGAATGGAGCCTTGCAAGCTTCCATTACAATTTCGCATCCTGATTTCTGGTCTTCGTTATCAAATTCAAAGTCGCTGTTAATATCGATTTGCTCTACAATAGAACGTAAAGCTACACCACCTCCTGGTAGTACACCTTCATCTACTGCAGCTCGTGTTGCAGCTAATGCATCATCGACTCTATCTTTCTTTTCTTTCATTTCAATTTCTGATTCCGCACCAATTTTTATAAGAGCAACACCGCCTGAAAGCTTACCTAATCTTTCTTGAAGTTTTTCTGTATCATAGTTTGATGATGATGTTTCTATCATAGATTTAAGCTTTTCTATTCTAGAAGAAATGTCTTCCTCAGTACCTGCGCCATCTACAATTGTAGTATATTTCTTATCGCAAGTAAGTGTTTTTGTTGTACCCAACCAAGATGAGTCAAAGTTTTCCATTTTCAAACCTTTTTTAGGTGAAACAACCGTAGCTCCAGTTAGCGATGCGATATCTTCTAGCATATCAATTTTAGAGTCACCATAACCAGGTGATTTTATACACGCACATTTTAAAGTACCTCTAGCATTGTTAACAATAAGACCAGCTAAAGCTTCGCCTTCAATGTCTTCTGCTATAATAAATAAAGACCTATCTTGAGCAATACAATATTCTAAACATTTTACAAGGTTTTTAAGATTGTTAAGTCTAGCCTCATATATTAAAATGTATGGGTCTTTCATAGCAATCTGCTGATTCTGCTGGTCGTTTATAAAATAAGGTGATAGATAACCTTGACCTAGCTGCATACCTTCTACAATCTCTAATTCGTCTTGAGCTGTATTTGATTCTTCTACTGTAATTACACCTTCAGTTCCTATCTCTTCCATTGCATTCGCAATCAATTGGCCGATTTTAATGTCGTTGTTTGCAGATATCGTTCCTACCTGTAGGATTTCCTTGTTATCGGAAACATCTTTTGCGTTTTCACTAAGCTTCTTTACAATTAGTTTTACAGCTTTATCTATACCTCTTTTAAGCTCTATATTATGTGAGCCATTTCCAATTCTTTTATAACCTTCTTTTAGAATTGCGTTAGCAAGAATTGTTGCTGTAGTTGTTCCATCACCAGCTTCGTCATTAACTTTGCTAGCAACGTCTTTAACGATTTGTGCGCCTGCGTTTTCTAATGGGTCGTCTAGTTCTATTTCTTTTGCTACCGTAACACCATCTTTTGTTGAAACAAATTCGCCATATTTTTCAAATACAACATTTCTACCTTTAGGTCCTAGTGTTGCAGCTACTGCATCAGCAAGCTGGTTTACTCCATTCAGCATGCCACCTCGTGCATCTGAACCAAAATCTAATTTTTTAGCCATCTTATTCTTTCTCCAAAATTGTTATTATATCTATTTCTCTAATTACATAATATTCTTCACCATCAGCATCTACTCTATGAAAACCTGATTTTGGTAATGATACTATGTCGCCTACTTTTACTTGCATTTTTGCTCGATCGCCATTTTCTAATTGACGGCCTGGTCCTACAGCAACCACTTCTGCCTGTTCAGTACCTTCTTTTGTTGTATCAGGAATGATTACGCCACCTGAAGTGGTACCTGTTATCTCGATTTGTTTTAAGACCACTTTAGAGTCTATTGGGTTAAATTTCATGTTTATCCTCTTTTTCTAATTCATACTCTGATTTTGTACACACAACGCCTGTCTGCTCTTTTACAAGTTCAGGTGTTGTACATGATTGATTAAAACTTGCAAACTCTGTGTGTGATTTCCATCTTCCACATCCAGCAAATAAACAGCCAAACGCGTTAGATAAATAATCTGCTTTAGCATATTCACATTTTTTTGTAATGTCACACATAGGTTTAAAACCTTCAGCCAAACCTATACCTGCTTCTATCATCTTTTCTCTTAATAGCCAGTGTAAACCAACAATAAATTCTTCTTCACAAAATTGAAGTCTTCTTGTCATTTGACCTCGAAGCGAACCTATATTTTGCTCTACAACATAACTACATTCTCTTGACATAAGATTTAGTGCAGACATTTCTACTTGAGAAAACATGTTTACTTCACGCTCGTCTCTAATCTCCTCAAGCTGTTCCAATGTTTCTATAACCTCTTGTTTAAATTTAGGGTCTTTCTGCATTGTATCCCATACTTGTGTATATACAACATAGTTTGGTTTTTCGCTTACCTTATAGTCTTTAAATTTAATTCCAACTCTAGCTCTTGAATGCTGATCGTATTGACATACTGGTGTTCCTGTTACTTTATATGTTATCATTTGAGAATCAGGATTCCACATTAGTATTTCAACGTCTAGACATTCGATGCCTTTTTTAATTTTAATATTACTCATTTTCAAATAACTTTTTATCAGATTCTTTCAAATCCTCATATTTAATATTTTTAATAAACTCTAATACATTTTCTGTATCTTCTGATATCACTCTTAAGTATTCACCTATTAAAGGGAATTTTTCTTTAACTGATTCCACAACCTTTTTATATAATTCATTTAATGCCCAGTCTTTATTGTCCATTAGGTTGAAAGTGCCTGACGCATTAAAACCTCTCATGCTCACAAGTGAAAGTAGATTCTGTCCAAAATGATATGAGTGCTGGTATGATTGTGGTAAAAATGACCTTGCAGACTGCCAAGAAGCTTGGTCTGTATCTAAAGCTTTTGAATAAAGAGCCTTAAGTCTCTCCATAACTTTTATCTCCTTCTCCTCTAAAGAAGAAAGAGTTACGATGTCTACATCTGATTTATTGTTATCGCGACAGCCTATACTCATAAAGCTAGTAAATGGTGTTTGTGTGTGATAGTCGAATAGCCATCTTGGTACACCTCTTACACGAAATATAAACTGTATCATTTCTCTTGCTTGAGGCAGTGTGTTGTGAGTCATTACAGCCTTTACAACTTCAAGCTTTCCTTCTGGTGAAGTTAACGGCCATTTTCTTTTAAATTCATTATCACCCCATGTCGATGTGCTAGTAACAAACATAGACTTATAAGGATTTGACATGTGGTCTTCTAATGTGACCTCAACCTCATCTGATAATATTTTGAATTCTGTTTTTAGTAGTGGCTGTTCCTCAGGTAATGTTCCCATTACAATTCTCAGGTTTTCTACCACGTCGTAACTTAATTTATCTTGCATTTCTATAACCTTTTTATTTAATATAAATATAACAAAACTTTCCGATATATTAAAATTATATCAACTTTTTTATCGAAGAGTTTTTGCTTTTTGTGAAACCAAATTTGTTTTTTGATGAAGGTATTAAAACAAACTCACCTTCGTTAAGACCTGATATATCTCTAGTATTAAATATGGTTATAAACAACTGTTTGACGTCATCTTCTAACACAATTTTATAAAATTCCCTACCTGTCTTTTTAGATTTTTTAATAATTATTTTGTTTATAATACCATATAGTTGGAACTGACCTTTATCCAAGTCATCAGGTATTTGCTTAGGACTTGTTAACTGTGCAATAATATCAGGTGCGTGGTCGTAGAAAAACTCCTTATATTTTGCAAAAGGGTGTTCGTTAAAATAAAAATCAAAGTATTTCTTTTCCCATTCAAACTTTTGTGTTTTGTCCCAGTCTTTTTCACCTGTAGTTTCCTGTAAGATTTCTTGAATTATTGTATCGATTGTCTGCGACTTCTTTTTGTTTCTACAGGCATTTACTATTTCCTCTAACACTCTAGAGTTTTTAAGTATAGAGTTAAAATAACCTAGTCTACAAAGAGGTTCGTATGTACGCTTTGTAACTTTTTTACTAAGTATAAATTCTATAAGTTCTTTAATTGTATTGATATCACCTTTTTTGATAGAGTTTATAAGTGCAGCATCTTTATCTGGTATACCTTTTACAAGGTTTAATCCAAATTTTATAGAATCATTTTCATAGTCTATTTCAAAACTATTACCTGTCTGTCCTATTTCGAAGTCATTAAACTTTATACCTTTACTTTTTATCTGTTTAACAAACCAGCTTAACTCTGCATTTGTTGAATGGTTAAGAAGCGAAGCGTAATACTCTTTTGGAAAATGTACCTTTTGCCACATTGATATATAAGCGTTCATAGCATATGCTAGCGAGTGAGACTTATTAAATGAGTATTCTGAATATTTACCTAGTACGTCTAGTAACTCATCTATATCTCTATCCTTCATGCCATTTGCTTTTGCGCCTTTTTTGAATCTATCAAGCATATCATAGAAATTACCTTTCTTTTCTTGATTACCTTTATGTAGTAATTTAAGAATTTTTCTACCACCATCTGCTTCAGCAAGTGTAAAGCCACCAATTTTTTGTAGAATAAACATAATCTGCTCTTGAAATATTGGAACACCAAATGATTCTCCTAATATATCCCACAGCAGTGGTGATTTTTCGTCTAGCAAAAATTTTGCCTCTTCCGGATTTTGTCGGTTTTTGATATACTCGTCAATTCCTCCGGCCTGGATTATTGCAGGTCTAAACATGGCATTGATGGATGATAAGTCAACAATGTTTTTAGGTTTTATTGTCCTAATTAAATTTATCATATTATCAGAGCCAAATTGAAATATGTCTTTACAGTTACCTGTTTCGAACTCATCATAAACCATTTTGTCATCGAAGTCAGATTTTAGAATTCGTTGTTCTAAACCTTTTTCTCCATGCTTGCTTTCTATAAGTTTGAATGTATCATTTATTACTGATGCTGCTTTAAGACCAAGAATATCTAGCTTACAATAACCAAGTTCACTAACCTCTCGTTCATCACCACCTTCTTGTACACCAGTTACTGTTTCGCCTTTTAATCTTAACAAAGGTATTTCTGAACAGTCTAAATCTTTATTACTTACTAATATACCTGAAGCGTGTCTACCTGTTTGTCTTACCATACCTACCATTTTAGGTGCAACTTTCAAGAACAGTTCTTTGTTGTCCTTTATAAACGCCATTAAGTCT